GGTGGCTGGTGCTAAAGAAAGGTTTACGCGTAGTGTCGCTAACATGGGTCTGGAGACAGAACGCAATTCCCAAGCAGTGGAAAATCGCACTGACGCCGTCCTCAACCATGTTAAGACTGTCAAAGAGCTTGAGCAGATGGACTTGTCTACTGCTAAAGAAGAGTTGGCTATAGCTCAGATGTTGGGTGAAATGGCACGACAAGAAGAAGAACAGCTCAAACAAGATAACGTCAACATATCGAAAGAGTCTGTAGAAACAGATCCCACTGCTAGTAAAGTGGTTGCTCAGCCTGTGCAGAATTCAGAATCAATGGAAATGTCATTAAATCAATAGGAATTACGAATGGTTCAAGAAATAGGCGAGACAGCGGAAGAGATGATGAGAGCCGACGCTAAAGCTGTCGAAGATATTTTAAACACAAGACCCAAAGGACATTTCTGGGTTGTCATCTGCCACAAAAACTTAAAAAGAAAGTTGGACACGGGTGAGCACGTCCTGGTCCGGCTTGTAAAAGCCTACGATAAGAAGCCACAGCCTTTATTAGGAACGATAGTTCTAGAGGTTAAGGATGGCGAGATCGTGGACACACAAGTAAACGTGCATGACATGCCCATCGATATGGAGCGCGTCTTCCCTTACCTTGGAGATAGGATATCGCCGACGGTACAGGAGAATAGACAAGACATCGCTGGAGCATACGTCTACAACAACTTATAGGGCCGCCGCCTTACGGGCGTATGGAGAAAATTTACATGGACAACCAGGTAGAAGACACGGGCGAAATAATAGCTTCGGACGCCGCCGGTCATGAAGATGGTAACGAGGGAGCTCTAGCGGATGCTGCTCAGGAAATGGTTCCTGTGTCGGCATTACAAGCAGAAAGAGCCAATCGCCAACAGCTTCAAGAGCAAATAAAGATGCTTCAAGATCACATGGTGCTTATGCAGGCAAATCAACAGCAGGTTCCGCAGGAACAGTCTGGGGGTCTGTCTGACGACGATATTTTGACGGTAGGAGAGGCTAAGAAATATCTTAGCCAGATGCAACAAAACTACCAGATGAGTGTCGAAGAACTGCGTGTTCAGCAGAAGTATCAAGATTACAACGAGGTGGTATCGACATACCTCCCCGAAGTTATCAACAAAAATCCAGCACTAAAATCCACTCTTCAGAATGATCCGAACAAATATGAGCTGGCCTACTTTCTGGCTAAGAACAGTGACTCTTACAGAGATGCTAATAAGCGCACAAAGAAATCTGCCGAAGCACAACGCATGGTTGAAAATAGTAAAAGGGCAGGCAATCTTTCCTCTGTGGGTAGTTCCGCTCCGAAGTCACAAGTAACGGCATATAAGCACATGTCTGATGAGGAATTTATGAAGATGGCCAACAAAAACCTTGGGTATTTTTAGCCCATATAGGAGACAAAAATGGCAATTACAGATGTAGCCACTTTGCCACCAGCAGTGCGGGAATATTATGATCGTCTATTGCTCATGACGGCGTACCCGAAGCTGATTCACACAAAGATGGCCCAAAAACGTGTTCTGCCTGCTAATAGCGGCGACACCATCGTCTTTAGACGTTATTCTAGACTGGACACAGTGCCTGTTCCTCTCATCGACGGCGTTACCCCTCCAGGGGCCCCTCTGTCGGCGACAGATATCAAAGCACGTGTTGATTGGTATGGTAACTTCGTTACCGTCACCAACCAGGTCGAAATGACCGTCGAGGACAAGGTCTTAAACGAAGCCTCGCGTCTTCTGTCCCAGAACATGGGCCAGACCATCGACGAGATCACCAGAGACGTCCTGGCGTCGACAGCTTCGGTTGTCAGCTGCGCTAACGGCGTCAACGGCAACACCCCTACAGAGCTTACAAAGGCTGACATCGACTCCGCAGTGTTCACACTGCTGGGCAACGACGCTGAGATGATCTCTGAGGTTGTAACAGGTGTCAATGCTTTCGGTACAGCACCAATCAGACCCGCTTTCTGGGCCTACATTGATGCTGGCTTGCTTGACGACCTCGAGGCAGTCTCAAACTTCGTCAGCACCTCGCAGTATCCTTCGCAACAGACTGTTGTGGATAGCGAATGGGGTTCCACGGGCAACGTCCGTTGGTTGTATAGTTCCGTCGGCAGCGTCTCTGCTGCTGCAACGCCAGTATACGATAACTTCATCGTCGGTAAGGAAGCCTACGCTGTAGTACACCTCGGCAGCGAAGCCGGCAGCTTTTATGTAAAGCCTCTAGGTTCTGCTGGCAGTGCCGACCCTCTCAACCAGCGTGGTACGATAGGTTGGACCCAGCCTTTCTGTAGTCGTATCTTGAATGATGCGTTTATGACGAACCTACAAGCAACCCATAGCTAGGAGAGTTAAATACTATGGCACAGATTAGATCTTTTTCATGGACTAACCCAGCAGCAGCCGTCGCTAAAAATCTCGACGTCGGTTTTGAAGTTGCTGAGGTGACAAGTATCAATATCACTGACGGTGGAAGTTTCTACTGGATGGATGAGATGGATGATGCGTCTTACTTAGACGTAGACGCTGGCACCATCACAACATCCAATGGATTTACTCCATATACCGACAGTGCTAACTATGGTGCTACCATCAGTGGCATCACCAACGCTAACCCTGGCGTCATCACTTGCACAGATACATCTCTGTCTGGTTTTGCCGTCGGAGACACCATTAAGGTTACTGGCATTGCCGACGATCAGTCGACTGCTTACGATCTTAATGGCTCATACGTTATCGCATCGTTGACAGCGACAACTATCACTACAGCGACAGATACGTCAGCATACAGCGTGTATGTCAGTGGTGGCCGTGTCACACGCGTCTCTGATGCTGCTGGCGATCCAGTAGTCGTTCAGAACGTTGCCCAGCGTGGCATCACGCTAGGCACTGGCGTTGTTGGTGGTAACAATAAAGTTATGGTCGCTATTGTCAAAGGCAAAGAGTCCGTAACCTGATAAACAACCGGGAGGGGGTCTCTTTCTCCATTGAGGGGCTCCCTTCCATTGCATATGGAGAAAATAATGGCAGAACTAAAGCTTTCTACAGCTATCAAAGAACGAAAAGAAGATAAAAGCCTTTCAGAAAAAAAGAAAAACGACTGGCTTGAAGAGGAAATATATATTGAGTTCTACAACCTGGAAGAACCTGGAGTCCCTTTGAAGTTTGCTTTTGGGTCCTCAAAGCGCCCAAAAACATATACTCTTATCCACGGTGGGAAATATCACCTTCCTAGAGAAGTTGTTAATCATATAGAGTCTAGAGAGACTCCTTTGTATGGTTATAAGCCTGACGGGACCGGGCGTCAGATAAGAGACCTCAAGGGCAAAAAATCACGGTTTCAATGTAGGCAGATATTCGAATAATGGATTGGAATTTATCAGAAATTCGTAGCAAGGTAAGGCAGCTTAGCGGCCGCCTTTCTGTAGCAGAGAGTAGTAATGAGCAGATTGATGAGTACATAAATAAATATTTTCAATATGAATTTCCTGCTACCGTCAAGCTCAACAGAAACTATACGATGTTTGAGTTCAATACTGAGTATGGTGTGAAGGATTATGACTTCTCGGATGAATATACAAACTTTGTCCCTGATGCCACTATAGACCGTATGACGATAGAGGTGTTCCAAGAACCTGATTCTTTCTACGCTTTGAACCCTGAGAGCGTTCAGCGTTATTCTACATGGTCTGGTGATGGTGCTACCGTTACCTTTACCAACACATACTCTAGCAACGTTCCTATCAAAAGAGGGTCAGTTATTGTTGATGACACCGTAGAGATATTCACTGATAGCACCTCCGGAGCATTAGGAATTTTGACTGGAAGTGAAGGTGGCGCTGGCACTGTTAACTATACCACTGGCGTTGTCTCTGTGACGTTCGCAACAGCTCCTACCGATGGTCAGGCAATACAGTGTAGCTTTATAGAGTTGTCTCTTGGACAGCCTTCAGCGGTGATGCTGTTCGATAATAAGTTCACATTCAACCCTGTTCCAGATAAAGCTTATCGCTTCAGCATCAAAGCGTGGACGCTTCTTACCGTTAAGCCATCAAGTGGTTCAAATAAATCTTCCTTTACGCTGGCTTCAGATAGACCTCTGCAAGATGAATGGGGACCGGCAATAGCCCTTGGAGCGTCTAGGCGTATCGCTAGCGACTACGGAGAGATGGAACGCTACGGAGAGCTTACGGCGCTCTACAAAGAGCAGATTAACCTTATATTAACACGGACATGTATAGACCTCGAATCGACACGTGTCCTACCAACATTTTAGGTGATATAGATGCCTTGGGATCCAACAACACCAGCAAACGATGAACCGATACGTAATCTTGGAGAGATTGGCAGAGACCATTGGTTGGCAATACAGAATGCTGACACAGATGCGGCTCCTTTTTTGAACTATAGAGCACTACAGATGGCTGACAGAACAGCTATTGGTGTGGCAGTCGACCCTACGGTTGCCTCTGGAACATGCTACATATACAGCAAGCAAGATGGTGGAGGAATACAAGAATTATACTTTAGAGATGCTGCTAGCAAGATCATCCAGGTCACTAATGATGGAACATTAGGTTCCTCTGATACAACAATAGGTTTTGAATCTTTTACTAATGATGCTGGCACGACAACATACGATGAAAAAAATCTGGTTTCGTATTGGGCATATATCGATGATGCGGGAGGAATAGTTGCCCAGAGTGCTCCAGTAGGGCAGGCCCTTTCATGTTCTAGAATATCAGATGGAGTATATGAGATATCTTTTCATGCTTCACATCAGCAATCTAGCGCAGATTACGGCGTTGTAGCAACTGTAAAACACTCTCCCGGTAATTCTACAACAGCGCATTATTCTGGAAACACGACAGCATTATTTTATGTTAGAATAACCAACCAGAATGGAACGTACGCTAATAGGCCTTTTACTGTTCTTGTTTTAGGGGGAAGACCTACCTAATGAACTACCAACCTTTTTTAATAGCTCCATATGAATGGAAGGGCCACATAAAAAAAATATGTAAGCATTTGGAGATATTATGACAGCTTATGCCCCTTTTTTAATAGCTCCATTTCAAATTGGCTTAGACACTGACATCGCTCCCTGGCAATTACCTGAAGACGCCTTCAGCGATATCGTCAATGGGCGTCTAAACCATGGAGTTTTACAGAAAAGGAATGGTTATATTAAACAGGGGGACATTGTCCATCAGCATCAGACAAACTGGAAGATAACGGGTATTGCTGTTGAAGCTGTAGGTCCAGTTCCTGCTATAGGTACTGTAACCGTAACACTAGTAGATGTTACAGGTCTTACCGCTGGAGACGTTATAGAGATACGCAACGTCACTGGAATGACAGAAGTTAACGGCGAGCGTTATACTGTTGCTAACGTTGTTGGTGGAGCTGGTGGAACCTTTGAGCTAGACAACATTATAGGAACTGGATTCACTCCTTATGCTGGCCTTGGAGACGTATATCTTGTTCCTGGCAACCCAGTGATGGGTATAGAGCGTTATATCGACAACCTAAACGTCAAAGAAGTCATAGCTTTCGACACTAAGAGAGCCTCGGCTTATGATCCCACCAACAGAGTTTATACTCCTATAGACTCCGCAGATATTATGGCAGGCGGCGATTACAACTATATACACGCTTGCAATTGGGCCTCTACTGAAGATTCCGTCTCCACAACCTTATACAGGATGTATTTCACCAATGGACGTCCATATTCTGGAGGACTCGATGGCATACGCTATTACGACGGTGGAACAACCACAACATCGTATGTCCCATCTATTAATGGAGTTACAGATATCCTAGGATGCAAACTCATCTTTGCCTGGAAGTCTCGTCTTATATTATTGCATACCTTCGAAGGAGGTAATACCTATCCACAAAGGGCTCGTTGGTGTCAGATACAGAATCCTGACGGCGCGGAGGCTTGGTATGACAACAGGCGCGGGAGAGGTAACTTCGTTGATTGTCCTACTGGAGACCATATTATCAGTGCTCAGTTCTTGCACGACACCATCATTGTCTTCTTCACTAACAGCATATGGTCACTTACTTATACTGCTAACCCCAATGGGCCGTTTCGGTGGACGAAGATTAATGACTACCGTGCCTGTGATGGGAAGATGGCCTCTGAACAGTTTGACAATGGTGTTATATCTGTTGGGAGCCGTGGTATTGTATATGTTGATGGTGCGCAGGTACAGCGCGTCGATGAGAGAATCTCAAACTTTGTCGACGACGAGGTCAATGCTGGACAGTTTGGCAACGTCTTTATCAAGCGCAACTTCGGCAACAGAAACATCTGGACATTGTATCCTAAGAACGAATCAGACGACTCCAACGCAGCCTTAATCTTTGACGAGGATTCGAAGTCTTTTTCAAAATATCTTATAGACATGAACGTCTTGGGATACGGTGGGGCAGCTCAGGACTCTGCTATTGATGACTTCGGCAACATGACTCTTAAAGATTTTGGAGACCTTACTATTGCTGATTTCTACTTCGACGATAGCGCAGAGATACTTTTGGGTGGCAACCAGGACGGAGAGATCTTCATAATGGAGTTCGGCCCTGACGATAGGATGATACCAACTTCATATGACATCATCAACGTCAGTATTGGCTCTCCATGTACTGTGACTGTTGATGAGATAGAAGGTATTGAAGAGGGTGATATCGTAACTATAGCTGGCGTTACAGGCGTTACTGGGATTAATGACCAATCGTTTGAAGTGACAAACATCGTAGACAACAGTTTTGACCTTGTAGACTCAACATCAGTGGGCGCATATACAATAGGCGGTTTTGTCTATAAGTATGAATCAACCGAAATACCCTTCAGCATGACTTCAGCGGGGTGGAATCCTTATATAAAAGAAGGGAAGAAGTGTCAGTTTGGTTACTTAGATATCTTTTTCGACACTAACACTACCACAGTTGTAGATGTTGATTTCTTTGTAGACGAAGGAGAGGAAAAGCTTCCCATAAGCAAGAAAAGCAATCTTCTTCCGCAACTTCATGAATTGGCTGCCATATCAGACATAACTAACGACGATCCTGGTGTTGTCTCGGCTAATAGTCATGGTCTAAGCACTGGGGATGTTGTCTATCTATACGGTGTTAACGGTATGAAATATATTAACGGCATCCCATTTACTGTGACGTTAGACGCTGTAGACCCTGAGAATAAGTTTTCGATAGGGATTGACACCACTACATATGGTGAATACACCGGAGGAGGTGTCGTCACAGAGAATGAATTCTATGCTGACAAAGTGTGGAAGCGTTTTTACTGTGGAGCCGTCGGTTTCCAGCACAAAATCGTTATCTCGTGTGGAGGAAAGAATAATCCCTTACGCATACATGCTTTGATGCTGTGGTTTAGACCAGTAAGTTCGAGGCCGTCATGACGATACCTGATAGGTCAAATCTCCCATATTACAGCGAGCAGATATCCTCTGGTGGTAAAGACCTTGCTGAATATGTCAGAGAGCTCGTATCGGCCTTAAATACACAATATAATGGTATCTATCAGACAATATCTGGTTCTGTTTCCGATGACCTGGGTGTCGGCGGGTGGCAATATATTCCAACAGTCATAGGCTCTACAACGGAAGGTGTAGGGACGTATGTAGCTGACCACCAGACGTCGTATGTCATGTGGCAAGGGATATTCGTCGATGCCTACATAGACATCGGCTGGACGGCCCATACGGGCACTGGGGACCTTATCATAGAGATGCCATACCAATGTGTCACATATGACAACTACCCATTCATCGGAACGGTTATGTCAGAAAATCTCATCTTCAGTGGATATCTCTGTGGCGTGATGGAACCTGGAACACGCAATCTGTCTATTGTCGATGTTCAGAGCGGTGGAGCTTTTGCTCCCGTTGCTGTGTCGAACTTCGCCACGACACTACGCATACATATCAGATACCCTGGAGTGGAGGTGGAAATAGACTAATGGAGAAAAAAGACGAAGAGCCAGACTTCAGCAATCTTCGGTTCATAAGAGTGTTTACCCCTGTGCATATTCCTAAATATCTCGTGGAACAGATAAAAGGGCGCGATTATGAGGTTGATGATTGGTACAAGTATCAAGAAGTCGTATGTATGCGAGACACCCCTAACGGGCCACAACTTAATCCATTGTCGATGTTATATGTCCTTGCCGATGAGGGGAATAAAGTTGTTGGGATGTTATGGTGTGATGTCGAGCCTCTTTCAAAAACTCTTGTCGTGGAGATGTTCTCTATAGACAAAGAGTATTGGCACAAAGGAAAAGCTGCAATGCTTGTTGCTGACAAGGTTCGAGAAATAGGAAAAGAGTGTAAACTAAAAAAAGTCGTGTGGGTAACACGTGGTCCGAAGCATAGTGAGTACTACGGATTCAAAAAAGCTAAAGAATCAATCATGGAATATGACCTGGAGGAGGATCCTGGGTATGGGAAAAAATCCGTTACAAGGAAGCGCAAAACAGACAGGGTCAGCACAGCTGATGGACCCGCAGATGAAAGAACAGTTGCTGGCGATGCTGGGGAATCTGGGTCCACAAGCTAACACAGTTTTAGAACAAAATCTTCAGCCATATGATGAGAAGCAGTTTCAGGGACTATTTCAAAAATCATTCGTTGACCCTGCAATGATGAGATATGAGCAAGACCTCTTGCCAGCAATACGTGAAAGTGCGGTATCGCAGAATGCCGGTTCATCTTCTAGCCTTAACCAGGCACTAGCAGCATCAGCGCAGGACTTGGCGACGGGGCTAGGCACGCAGATGGGGCAATTTTATCAGCAACAACAGGGTCAGCAAATGGATGCTATGAAGTTACTTGCTTCATTATTTGGTGTTCAAACACAGCAGCCTATTGTACAACAAAACCAATCTCCGTTTAGTCAGGTCGCTGGATTGGTCGGAGCAGCAAGTCCTTGGAGATGGAGGAAATAACATGCCACTAGGAGCAATAACATTCAAAGATGAGGGAATTCTTCCGGGGATGTCTATATTACAGAAGTCCCTTGACAGCTATTTCGACCAGCGTGATAAGCTGCGTGAAGAATATAGAAAGCAAGGTATTCTAAAAAAGACTTTGGATGAAGCTGACTTTTCGACTCCTGCAGGGACAACGCAATTTGTTTTAGACTTTGTAAAAAATGGTGGAAAGGCAACAGATGCAGTTGCTATTGCGAAGCAAGCAACGCCGTCGGAATTTGATATAGCCATGAAAAATATTGAGATGGCGCGTCAACGGCAATCGTCACAGCAACCTATAGAAAGTAATTATCAGCCAACAATTTCAGCACCTGTGCAGTCTGTTTCTAATCAGGATTTTATTTTTCAACCTGATGAAAATAAAGAAGAACAGACATTACCCGAACAAAAACCACCAACACAACAAGAAGTCTCTGCCCCTCCCCCTATAACTCCGTTTTCTCCTCCTAGGCAGATTATGCCGTCACAAGATCCAGCGTTGCAAGGAACCGCATTTCCCGAGCTTTCTAATACAGATTTAGCTGTTTATTCTACTAGCAGTGATCCACGTCTTTCTAAGCTTGCAGAGTTTGAACAAAAGTCCAGGGAAAACGCTTATGACCGTTTTGATAGGGAGCGAAAATACGCTACGGAACAGTCTAAAGACTATATGAAGAAAATAAGAGAGTCCGATATCAGTATGCCTAAGCGCGAAGCTGGTCTCGGTGAAATAGAGTATGGTATAAAAAATCGAGATTCTGGCAAGGCTATGAGGGATAGATGGTTGACCATGCTTCCTCTGGGTATTGGTGAAACGTGGATATCTCCCGAAGGAAACCTTTTACGTAGTGGTGTTAAAACTTTTGTTATAGGAGACCTTGGAAATGTCACTGGTCAAAAAAACCAATATTTAGAAAGAATATCTGTAACAGCTAACCCATCGATTGAAAAAAGCCCTTTATCTAATGCTGTTCTATATTACGGAAAAAGAGCCGAATTAGATATGGAGAAAAAACGCAACGAATTAACGTTTCAAACCGCCAATGAATATCCGTTCGTACCTGCTAATATTCAGGAAATTGTAAATGAAAAGATAAAGCCATATGCAATAGACACTAGTGATAAGTTGTCGTATTTTTGGAGAGAGGCCCAAGAGCAAGAAAACGGTTTATTGTCTTTAAAAGGAGGAAAGCTGAAGGAGTATATATCTGAACCAGTTGTGAAAGGGACTGTTCTTACAACTCAGATGAAAGATAAATTTGTAGAGGTATACGGAAATAATGACGGATATAAATTGGCCGTTCATCTTGGATATAAAATTCCTAGCAAACAAGACGTAGAAAGGTGGAAGAATGAATGGTAATGCGAAATTCGAAGAAAGTCTCTTTGCACCACCAACAGAGGAAGAAGCAGCGATACAGGCTGAACAGACACCCACAACAAAATTCCCTCATTACGAGGAGTTGAAAAAAAAAGCTATCCGATTGGAAGCTCGTGGAGGTGAGGTTTTAAGAGGGACTCCTGGAGATATTATCCAAGCAGTTAAGAGCTTTATGCCAGAAACAGGAACTGTTGACACTGAACAACTAGGACCTATTACTAAGAAGTTGTATGGGGCTTATCAGGGAATGAAAGAAGCCTTTAATGTTTTCCCAACATCAGAGGAATATAAAGCTCGTTCTTATGAGGATAGACCAGAAACAATTCCAGAGAATGAAGATGAAGAACTAGAAGACGAGTATTTCTCAGATTTTGTGGCACTAGCTAATCCTTTTTTTGGTAAAGCAAACTTAGCAAGAGCGTCATTAGTTGCTCTTGTTGGAGTAACTGGGAAGGAAATAGCTAAATCTTTAGGTGCTAGCGAAAAAGTTCAGAGTTACATAAAAATGGGTTCAACTTTGCTAGCGTCATTGTTTGGAAAGGGGCGTGGAGTCAAGAGTCATATTAATAATCTATATGATGAAATGCGTGCTGTTATTCCTGAAGGTGAAAAAATAGCTTATGATTTGACAAAACTTCAAAAATTGAAGTCTGTGGTCAAACGTGGCTCAGAATCGGATCCATTAAAACAAAAAACTTTGACGTTGATATCTGAGTTAGAGAACAAGGCTAAAGATGGAACGATGACTGTTGCTGACGCCATTGACTTTGATAAAACTATTGGAAGAGCTAGAAACGGTGTAAAAAGCACAGAAAAGCATTATTTGGGACAGCTTGATGAGATTCATAGTTCCAATCTCAATAAATATGGAGAACAAAATCCTGAATGGAAAAAATTAAATGACGAAGCAAAGATGGCATATGCTGGGATAGCACAGAGTGAAAACATAAAAAACTTCTTTAAGAGAAATGCGTCTCTTAAAAATGCCACGTATCTTGGTGCAGCTATTGGCGCAGAGTCTGCTTTAGTTCCTGGATCTGCTTTTATTAAAATAGGAATGTTGTCATCTATAGGAGCAGCATATTTTGCTAAAGAGATGATGAAGCGCATCTCATCTAATTCGGCTCTTAGAAAATATTATGCAAATATTCTTGTTGCCGCTGCTAATGATAATAAGGCTTCTTTTGCTAGAAATATGGCTGGATTTGAGCGCGTGGCAGAGAAAGAATTTAAGGAAAACCCATTTTCTGAAGAAGCTATGAAATTTCTTGAAGAGCATCAAGAAAAATCAGATGAATAATTAATAGTTCATTCCATTGGTGTGTCTGAATGTGAATGCTATTAATAGTAATATTGCTGCGAAAATCATTTGTTTTACTCATAAAAGTTAAAATCCATCTGTTCGTGACCTTCTGACGACCAGTCGTCTTCTTCAGGGGAGATGTCTGTTTCTTTCCATATTTTATTGTTAATCACCTGTGACACTAGGTTGGGACTGCAACCGAATTTTTTTGAAATCTCCTTTTGTGTTATGCGTGGGTATATAGCGCGAATCTGTCGTGCTTTCTCTAAGTTGAGAGCTTCGCCCCTTCTAGCTTTACCTTCATTCTTGTAAGCGTCTTTGTGATTCTGAGAGTGAGTTCCATATTCGAGATGGGTGGGTTCACAGCAGGACTTACAAAAACATTTGTGCATAGTGACGAGACCTTTTGGTCGAGGTCCTAGGAAGACGCGTGCTGATTGGGAGTGAGCCTTCAAGCTTTTTCCGCGGAAATGCACAACACCATAACCACTATCATATTTCGAACCAGGCCAGATACGACATCCATTTTTTTGTGGAGGAATGCGCATAATAATATTGCGTAATTCTTCATCGTTTTCAGCATGAAAGCACTGGCATGACCTGCTCTTCCCTGAGAGAAGGTCTCCTCTTCTCACAGTGGTTATTCTTCCACATTGACAAAGGCATTCGTAACGGTGAGAGCGTTTTTCATAGTGACTCCACCTTAAAACTTTTAATTTTCCGACTTCATGGCCGACAATATCATTGATGTCTATTTTAAATTTAGCCATCGCTATCTTACTTCGAAAACTTTTTTAAGAAATACATTAATCCTTTCATTCCCAAAGCCTTCATGGAGATGTTTCGTTTGACTGCTTCCATCTTTAGGAATTGATGTTCTTCTTCGGTGATGTCCATGACAAATTTCTTTTTCTTTACTGGCATCTTTTTTTCTTTAATTATCCGTCTCTTTTCCAACTTTTTACCTCTTTCGTTATACGTATAAATATACGTCATGTGGCGATTTGTGTCAAAGTTAATGAATTACTATGACATACTAAATATATAAATAAACCTCGAGGAGGAGGACTTTATGACTAAGAAACGACAAACATATTCTCTTGGAGGTAAACCTATCTCTGAGATTATGCCTGAGCCTATCATCGCTCAGCGCGCTCCAACAGCTAATGATACTGGGTATCCACTAGGTTCGCTTTGGATTTACCCAGGAACTGGAACATACATTCTCAACCAAGTTGCTGCTGGTTCTGCAACATGGACGACATTTACACCTGGTTCGTCAGACGTCGACACCCTTACTGGCGACGCTGGAGGAGCTATCACCCCGACACTTGGAGATATTGTCCTTGCTGGCGGAACAAACATCACCTCGACAGGAGCTGGCAGCACTATTACGTTTGCTGTCGACGATGCCATTACGCTAGCGACATCGGTGACCTCACCAATCTACACATCTGCTGCTGACATGGCCATCACAGCCCCAACAGGTGGAGATATTGCTATTGGTCTTGGAGATAATGCGGGAGCTAATGAGCTTTCTTTTACTAACTTCGCTGGTGCTGAGATAGCTTATTTAGCATCTACAGGAGACTTCGAAGCTGGCACTGTTACAGCGCAGACCTCGATGACGACACCTATTTTGAATGGTGAAGCAGCTTTTGACTTAGATATCAACACGCCAGCAGGTCAGGACCTTATCATCACTCTTGGCGACGCTGCTGGAGCGAACTTCATATCCATTCAAGACAGCGCATCTGTAGAGATGGCCCAGATTAACTCTGACGGTTACATTAACTGTGTAGGTATCGACGGCATCCTTGGTAGTGCGACGCCTGCGGCTGCTGACGTGACGACCTTGGAGGCTACAACATCGGTGTTGTCTCCTTTGTATATCACGGCTGCGGCTACAGACATGGAAATTCAGGCTACCGCTGGTCAGGACATCATCTTCACGATGGGTGATAATGGTGGTGCGAACTTTATCTATTTCAATGATTCTGACGATGCCAACGTTGCCTCGCTAGACTCCGACGGTGGTTTGACTGTTGTGGCTTTCACTTTCGCTGGGCTGCTCACGGCTTCAGCCAGTGCTACCATCGAGACGGCTGGCACTGCCCTTAACCTTGCTACTGACAACGATGCTGCTGCTGTTAATATTGGCTTAGGCAACGTCGCTAGAGCTATCAGCATTGGAACGAGCGCTGCGGCTCATACCGTTGCTATTGGTTCGGCGTCGGCAGGAGCTATCACTATTGATACTGCGGCGGGTTTCTCGTTAGATGCTGCTACTGCGTCTAACATCACAGTAACAGGTGCTGGCGTTGACCTTTCACTGCAAGGTGTTGGAGGAGCGGTAAACGTCACGTCTACTCAAACTGAAAACGATGCTATCCTTATCGAAGCTTCGGCGGGTAACGGTGGTGTTCAGATTCATGCTGGCACTGGAGGTATCCTTATCGGCGATGAGGCTGACACAACGGGTATCACCCTTGGCAACATTGCTCCTACAGCGACAAGAAATATTACCATTGGCAGTGGAACTGTTGTAACAGCGTCTGTTACCGACACTATCTCTATCGGTGCTGGCGGAGCTACAACCAACGCAGACTCTGTGAAGACAGTCATTATCAACACAGGCGATGTTGAAGTCGGCGAAGTAAACACCAATATCGCGACTGGAGCCTGTACTTCAGGTACACACGCCACTGCTATTGCCACAGGGAACAGAGCGGCCGGCACGATGACCTTGAACATGTTCACAGGCACAGGAACCAAGGTTGCTAACATTGGTAATGCCGATGGCCTTACTACTTTTAATGTCGACGCTATCACACTGATTAACGACTCTATCAACGTCGCTACCTCCATTAACACTGGAACCTCTACAGGAGCAGTGTCTATCGGTAACGCGGCTGCTGGCACTGTCACCATTGACTCTGCCGCTCTTCTTGAGCTTAACGTCGCTGCTGCGGGAGCCATCAACATCGGTAACGATGCTGTGGCTAGCGATATCGCCATCGGAGACACCACTGGTGCCAGTTCTCTAACATTGTCGGCGGGAACTGGAGAGATCACTGTCAACGGCACCGTCAAAGAGATCGACGCCGAGTTTTTGTCGAGAAGCGGTGATGATGTCACATTCCACTGTAATCCGATATGTCTGCTCAGTGGAAACGCCCCTGCGCTTCCAACGGGAGCAACAGGAACCGTGAACCTGCTAGGGTTCCCGGAGATGACCATGGAACAATACATCCTTGGCGCAGGACAGACGATCATCTCCCCTGTGATGGACGCCACTGGTCTTCTCGTCTCTGGAGATCTTACAGCCACCGAAGGCTTCGAATACAACTTCGGCGCTGCTTTAGCAACCAGCAGACACACTTATACCATCGGCACAAGCGCAGCGTTCTTCCTTGAGTGGAGGTTCACCGTCGCTGACGTCACTGGTGCTGAGAGTATCATGATTGGTTTTCGTAAGACGGAGGCTAACAACGCCACGCTTACCAGTTATACCGACTATGCTCTTATCGGCCTTGATAACGTTACATCTCCAGGAAATGTTGTTATTTCCACAGAGCTTAACAGTGGTGGAACGACAAATACCAACACCACAGACGCGTGGGGAGACGGTGAGACACATACTCTTGGAGTTTATGTCTCTGCTGCTGGTGTCGTAACATACACTGTCGATGGAGCAGCTCCTTCGGTAACAGCAGCGTTTACGTTTGATAACGGAGACACTATAGCTCCCATTTTTAGACTTATGCATGGAGCTGCTGCCCCTGGTGCTATCCACTGGCAGTCGATGAAGTGTGGCTTTCAGGCGTAATTACTAACTGTTTGATGCCCAGCCCTGTTTTTAAGCAGGTCTGGGTATCATCTTAACAAAAAAAGGAGAAAACAATGGAAGACAAGAACAAACTTGTTTTTAATTATGAGAAAGAAGGAAGAGTATGTAGCTTTGAGGTGGGCATTGATACCCCCTTAGGAGAGGCATACGACGCTGCTATCGCTTTTTTGATGAAGATGAAAGAGATCGTCGATCAGCATACTGCTAAATTACTGTCTAAAGAAGAGTCTAAAGAAGAGTCTAAAGAAGAGCCTAAAGAAGAGCCTAAAGAAGAAGTTGAAGAAAAAGAAGACAAATAGACATATAGGGGGAGAGATCCCCCTTAATTTGCGGAGGGGGAGATGGTTACAGAAAGATTGGGTTTTGAGCTTAAAGAGTTTAACGCTGCGTTATTGACAGGTTTATATCAGACTATGGGGACTCCTCTGGAAAACCCTGCTGTCTATGCCACTATTATCAATGCGTCTGACACCGACGTTTATATTTCTATCAATGGTGTTGACAACCATATACGTGTCCCTGCTGGGAAAACACAGCCTATCCCCCCCTATGACAGGCATAACGATAGAAATGATTCTCGTTGTGTCTTCGCTGAAAAAACACAACTATATATAAAGCATAATATAGCTCCTGGAATAGGCTATATTGCTGTTAACATATGTACATAGGTAAAGAATATGGCAACGACATCAACAGAGAACAGACCGTATAAATATGGAGCACAAGATAGACGAGAATTTATAGTCTTTGATTCGGAGTTGGAGATTCGTTGTGAGAACGATGCCGATGGCAACCCTATATACATTGCTTTTGCCAAGGCGGACTCTTTGGAGGGGGATCTTGTGTGGCAGATACGCAAATGCGCATGGGATGCCAATAGTGCTTTAACCTCGATGAAATGGCCAGAGAATGGTGATGGTATTGCTTCGACGAACTATGAGTTTTCATATACGGCGAGGGCCGGATATATATATGCTTAGGAGATAAGATGCCTTTAAAACTTAACCCTATTACTGGGACTTTCGATCAGGTGCTTGCTCCGGGTCATGGTGTTGCTACTATACAGGTTGACGGAAACACAGGGTCGGCCACTCCGACATCTGCTGGTGTTATAACTATTGCTGGTTCATCAGACATTGCCACCGCTGCAACGGGGAACACACTTACCATAAGTCTAGCCACTCCATTGTATGTTCCTTCGGGTGGCACAGGAAGAGCAACATTGACCGACGGTGCTATTCTTATTGGTGATGGCACGGACCCTATAGAGATGATAGGCCCCCTTACCGATGGACAGATCCTTATTGGGGACACCGCTGGTATTAGCCCCGTGGCGGCCACTCTTACTGCTGGTGGAGGCATTGATATCACTAACGCCCCGGGATCTATCACTATTGCTATCGACGACCCACTTGATGTTGTGTATGGGGGGACTGGGGCCGCTACGTTGACGGACGGTGGCATTATCTTAGGCAGTGGTGTGGGTGCTGTCACTGTGACGGCGCAGCCAGCCGATGGGGAGCTTCTTATTGGAAGCACGGGTATTGATCCTGTTTTAGCTAACCTCACCGCTGGTGGTGGTATCACCATTGTTAACGGAGCTGGCACTATAACCGTTGAGATTGACGACCCTCTCGACGTCGCATATGGCGGCACTGGAGCTGCTACTCTTACCGACCATGGCATCTTGCTGGGTTCCGGCGTCGGGGCGATAACGGCTACGGCGGAGCCTTCAGACGGCCAACTTTTGGTGGGTTCCACTGGGAACGACCCAGTTTTAACGACTTTAACAGCTGGTGAAGCTGTTGATATTACCAACGCGGCAGGCTCTATAACTTTATCTTGTGAGGATTGGTCGGAGACAAACAAAGGTGTTGGGGAGCTTGCTACCGATGCTGAAGCCATCGCTGGGGCTTCTTCAGTGGCTGCTATCGTTCCTACAAGCCTAAAGGCTAAGCTTGGGGCCCAGACGCAATACACCGTTGCTGTAGGTGCTACCGATGCTGCTGCTTTAGCGTGGGTGGGTCCTGGGTCCGCTGGCCAAGTCTTGCAGTCTGGTGGTGCTGGTGCTAACCCAGCATACAGCACGGCGACGTATCCATTGACGAGCTCTCAGGGAGACCTACTGCTAAGCTCTTCCGACAATACTATTACCGTACTTGCCAAAGACACCAACGCCACGCGTTATCTTAGCAATACGGGGGCCAACAATAACGCTGCCTGGGCACAGGTTAACCTAGCGAACGGTGTAACGGGGACTCTTCCTATTGGTAATGGGGGAACTGGAGACACATCTTTTACCGACCATGGTGTTTTGTTAGGTTCTGGTGCGGGATCTATCACAGCAACGGCGGCGCCCACCGATGGACAATTACTTATTGGTCACACTGGAGCCGACCCAGATTTGGCGACGCTTACTGACGGCTCTGGCATCACCATCACGGAGGGTGCTGGTACTATAACTGTTGCTATGACAGACCCTGTGACGGTGTCTATAGGTGGTACGGGGGCACAGACTTTCACAGATGGCGGCATCTTGCTGGGCAGTGGAACAAACCCTTTTACTGTGACGGCGCAGCCAACTAATGGTCAGCTTTTGATAGGCTCTACAGGTAACGACCCTGTGTTGTCGACGTTGACCGAAGGTTCTAATATAACCATCACGGAGGGGGCCGGAACGATAACGATAGCAGCTGCTATCAGCGACGTTACTTGGAGCACTGTAACTGACGCCGCGAAGACTATCGTTGTCAGTGAGGGTTATGTTGGGAATAGGGGAACGGATATAACATATACATTGCCTGCGACATCGGCATTATATGATATTTTTGAGATAACGAATATAGGTGCTGGTATGACTGTTATCGCTCAGGGTGCTAACCAATATATCAATGTTGTTAACTCAACAACCACTGTCGGTGCTGGTGGAAGCCTTACGGCAACGGACCAGTTTGCATCTATAAAATTAATTTGCATCGAGGCTAACTTGGGTTGGAACACATTAAGACATAGTGGTTCATGGACAATTGTGTAAGGAGACTTTATGACCAAGATAACAAACTGGGGGTCA